AGAAAATAGCATCAACTGCATGTCCGTTCCATTGTGTTTGGGCCCCACTCTTTGTAATATGTCCAATTTCTGGACCTGTTCCTGCTACAACAGCTTCTACAAATTTTCCACATCCTTCCGCCGTGGACAAATCCATATCAGCAGTTAAAAACTGTGCAATGTCGAGTGCCGGAACATTTGCAGGAGTCCCACATTCACTTCCATCTATACCTCCATCAGTATCTGATCCTTCATCCCCTACCGCACCCTCAAACAATGCAGAATTTATTTGAGGCACTTCAATTATAGGGCTGATAAATCCCACCATTAAATCACGTAGTTGTAATCCACTTTGCCCTAACGGTGCCATATCGCCATAAGTGAACTCTCCAAAAAATTCTTGCATGGGTCTCAGCCGATACACCTGTAACACACCGGACGCTGTAGATCCCTTCCACGGCTCAGTTAAAATTAATTGTGTATCCGATATGACCGTAGCAATTATTCCAGTTACCCCACCTAAAACAATCATCTGTCCATTATCTAAATCTTCAATAAACTTTGTTTTTGTACCAATTATATTCGTACTGCCCTTAGTAGCTTGTACAACTCCACCTGATGGCAAATCGAACGAAGTTGCTGGTGCAGGTTCGGGAACAGGAGTTGCCGTATCAGATCGCAATATCGCCCCCGATGATTTTTTCGCATTTGCATCAAAATCACCAAGCTCTACGCTTAAATTAATATGCGCATCATAACTTTCACCACTGATATCTTCTGGTGACTCAAATTGACGACCACGTTGTTTCACCTGCTCTATCTTAGATATTTCTACACCAGTAGCACCTAATGTTGATGATGATTGATATAGAGGGGAATGTGATAACGGTAATTCTACTGGCTGCTCCTTCAATTTAGATTGAAGCGGTTCGCCCGCGGCATCAGTAGCTTCTTCATTTAAAATCTCAGCAATCTTTTTTGAACTTGGGAGTTTAGGTTTTGTAATCAGAGAAGCAAGAGTTCCGAATCCACCCGCGGTTGCTACCGTTAGTGCACTTAACCTTGTATTGAGTGCGTTCAGCGATTGCTCAACGAGTTCTAGTGGTGACTCATCGATCTGGTCTACCCGCATAGTTAACGGGTTGCTGGAAACCTTTTGTATTTTTCTCTGAGCACTACTAATCTGTGCAATCGCAGACGTGATACTACCTTTGAACGCTGGCGCGGACGTCGAGTTCTTCGCGAGAGCATTCATTTTTGTCTTTCCCCCCGGACTTAATGGAATCCGTACTCTTGGTACAAATGTCGGGTCAAACGGAAATTTTTCATTCACTACAAGCTCAAGTGGATCTCCAATCTTCATTAAAGGTAAACCATTATTGCTACCAACATTAACCTTGGGTGCATTAAGAGAAATCTTATCACTCGCATCTATATCGATGTTATTAGCAGAAATTTTTAAATTTCCTTTTACATTAAGCGCCGCACTGCTCTCTGCATGAATAGTCAAGTCCCCGTCCTTCACACGTAACTTATACCCACCGTCAACAATAATATTCCAATCACCCGATATGAGTATTTCATGATCGCCAATTGTTACATCTTGCCGTTTTTTAACCGTTTTGTATTTGACTGACCCGTCAGGGCATATTTCAACATGTGACCCCGCAGTGTGATAAATATGAATCCGTTCAGCCTCATGAGTGTCATCTATCTCGACAAGATGTCCTGATTCTGATTCCACTAAAACCGTATTATATGGGGATTTGGGTGCGTACGAGGGAATATCCTCCGCAATCGTTTCTCCACCACCACCCCCAAGTATTGCTCGGGCGGCCTTCACTTGTTTTGCTAACTCGTCTGAATTACTTAATTTTGCCATATAATATCCGTTATTTTAATTACACGCCACTACCTTATGGGTTAATATACCCCCCACCCGGATCATCAGCGCAAACACTAGTTACGTCAATCCATCCCGCACTTGGTCTCGACCCAGGCCCTCCATGTGCACCAACAACGATATCCATAATCTGTACGCGTTTATCACTGTCCCACGAACCGAAACCTTTACCCCCGGTAGGATTAAGAATAGCAATTGCATCTCCAGATGGATCGTTGCCATTTCCACGAACCGCATTCATACCTACTCCTGTCAGCCGAGCCACTTCCCGAGCAAAGGGTACCATTTTTCGTCGATCTTCGTCTTGTGCCATGGCTAAAAAGTCTTCCCTACCTAGCAACTCATTAACGACCGCTATTACCGCATCCCGTGCATCGTTGTTCGGTACATAAGTGTTACCAAATGGATCGGTATGACATGTTTCAGCACCACTATCGGAACCTGACATTGGACCACCCTTAGTATTTACCGCTTCTAAAACCTTTGTGGTCGGAGGAATGGTTTGATACGGTCGAAACACCCGTGTATCTGTTTGGAGCGAGTCTGAAGTAGCAGCAGAGCCTGAAGTAGCAGCCGAATCTGAAGTAGCAGCAGAGCCTGAAGTAGCAGTGGAAGCATCAGCCGGCGAACTATATGGCACATTTTGAACATAATCAGGTATTGAAATTAATGTAGGAAGTCCGGGGGTTGCTCCGGCTTCTAAATCAAGCTGACCAATTTCTAAAAATTTCTGCAATGCAAATATGCGACGAGCCGGCACCACACGAGGAGTTTCCTGATCCTTCGAATCATATTGCAACGCTAAACGTGGCGGCCCGTCAATGGTACCATTCCATACCACAAAGGCTTTTTGCAAATCATCATTCCACGCCACCAAACGAGACGTGGTACACGTAGGAGATACATCTTTTCCAACCGTCCAATCTCCTCGCGTAAGTGGATTCTGTAATACGACATATCCATATCTGTTCGACTGATTCGCGTGACCCGTAATCGGTACATTGGAAGTCGCATTAATATCAAGAATGCCTTGATTTTCAAACGTCAATGTTGTGTTAGCAATAGAGGTCGTCGGCGCTAAATTTGCATTCAGCGTTACCCGAGAATAGGTTGTTGTATTTGCTACCCATGTGACTTCCCATAATGGGTTTGTATTACTTGATGCTGGCGCAGATCGAATTATAACGGACGAGTTTCCGTATGAAGTACGACCCGACGAATACGTATTGCCACTACTATTTTTAACAGTGACCTCTTCACTAGCACTCGCATTTGTGGCCGCTACAACCGCTGTTAATCCAAACTGCCATGCCGCACGAAGATCTTTACCCCCCAATGTTCCAAACCAATCAGTGCTTGAAATAGTTACAGTACGGCCCAAGCCAGTGTTGTTTTCGGTATTTGCTCGAACAGTAATGATATCCGACGCTACCACTAATACATCAGACGACGAAGCATCTGAATCTGAATGGTGCTCCCCAGTTATATGATGACACGATGAATTCAATGTGGGGCCCAATCCAGGCACAATTGCTGTTGTTTTATTTTGATCCGTGTATAATGAATATCGAAACTCGTTTTGTGTAATGAAATACCGACGACTACTAGCGGGCTTTTCATCGCGACTGGTACTGGTTGCCACGGTAATAAATCCGTTTGCAGCTACACGAATATCAGGAGCAAAATTATCGCTCAACGTAGAAACTTGAAACCCCTCAGTTTCTCCAAATTCAACGACAACAACGCCTAATCCCTGTGTGTGCTCACCAACCAGCCAATCTCCATCATTTTGAACAAATATAAACGGAATATTAGTTATTGTAAATTCTTCTGTTTCAATCACATACCGATTGAGCACACCGTTCGCACGATAAACTACTATTCCATTGCGAATGGCCACTTCTGCATTTTCTATAGTATCATATGTGATTACAATGACATTGCTGGCACTGACCGCATTAGGTAGTAAATATCCCAATCCTTTTTGTGTTGCATGATTCAGTATTACAAGAACAGTACCGTCATCATCTACTCCAGCTACGCTATAGTTAGCATGTGTGCGGCCTTTAGAATCGCGGTAGCCAGTTTCGGAGAGCCGTGCCGCCCATACATCACCGGCTGCATATAAAATATCTGCACCACTAGATGATACTTGTGTGGTAAGACCTGTACGAGTATCGTGTGTATATACTCGACACAAACCACCACTTTCACTGGTTGGAGTTTGACATGATTGAAACACTAACGTCCACGGATTCAGCCATGCGATACTGCTACCACTAATTTCAGCACCGACTAATCCTTCGGGAGTAGCCTCTCCATATATCGGATGTGCGTTCCATCGGAACGTACTACCATTATACGATAACTTTTGAGTACTTGCACCCATCGCGATTTTGCGTTCAAAACTTAAACGTGGCATACTATATATCCATATCCGGAAATTTAGAAAATTGCGGAACTTGAACGACTTCTAGCACACGAACCCCCGGCAATACACCGAACATCACCGGTTGCTGCGCGATTTGACCATCTAAGAAAAATCCAAGCACCCATGACGACTCTTCTGGAGATTTAACACCATGAGGATTATTCAGCGGAGCAACTGGCAATGCCCACGGTAAATCTTCTTTGGGTAATAACGTTTGATCAGAAGTGTGATATCCGAAAATACGCACACGTGCGCGGCCTAAATTTAACGGATCGTTGCGATCTTCAACAACTCCAATCCACCAAAAAAAGCCATTCTTGCCCATATAATCATGGGCGCTAATAGAACCGACTCGAAGCGCTTCATTAAGCTCCATATTATGTATTTATTAGGTTTCTCAAAAGGTCAACGGGTCAGCGTGATTCGCACTATACTGCTGAGGTTTCAGTTGATGGTTATAATCGCGGTGCAAAAGAATCGGTAACGGCTTCAAATGTGGTTTCATATAAAAACGCGCCACCACTACCGTCCGCAACAATACTATGTTTAGCGTTAATAATAATATAGCGACCCGACGCAGAATCCTTGACTCCCCTGCCAATACCTTTGTTATTCAATGAAGTTGGAAATTGAACATCAATAAAACTTCCAGCATGTAATTCAGGCGCACCCGCAACACGACCACGAATACAACGCGATTGCAACCCAAGTAATTCACGATTACGACCATCAATTGTTTGTGCAATAAAATTGTCTGTGATGGTTGTATCTTTACTCGTAAGCTGCGTATTGGCCGCACTGAACGCGGTTGTAGGCACCACAAATATACGAGCGGTAGGAGGTGTACCCAATCCTATTTCCTTGGGATAAATATCTCTTCCATCGGGATTCACTCGCAACCGACGATCATATGCACCATCGAATCCCGTTCCTGATATTTGTATGCCACATACACCCGATAAAACATCTGGAGCAATCGTTGTAGACGCAAAATATCCTCGTGACATCGCATACAAAATGTCAAATCCTGAAATGACCTGTAGCTGATCGGCCTTGATTCGTGTACGTGTATTACCATCTGCACTCTGTCCAGCTAAATCCGAATAGATAGTCGGAATTTTTGAATTATTGGCCGCAAGTTGTAATAATCGTCCAAATGACGTATAGTGATATCCCTCTAAGGTTTCAAAAAATAGATAGTTAGTTTCATTGGATTCAGCTTGCCCTTGTAATGTCAACAATTGAATTATTTCCAGCGGTCGCATATAAGGCACAACCATTTTAATTGGTCGTTTAGTTGTCTGCCGTACAACAAACTTTTTTTTACTCGATAGTCCATATGGTTGTTCTACAATGTCTTTGATAATATCTTCTGGTTTTTTATTAACATACGAACGAGATATTTTTCGTATAGTAGAATAAATTAACTCAGGACTACAAATACCTAACGAATACGCTTCACTGGACTTATTAACTGGTGAGCGATTTGATTGGTTGTATATGGAAAACATATGCGGTCCAAATATTCGTCGGGAGGATTGAGATTCTTTATCTAAAATACTAAACTGTATCGATAGCGCATCTAACCCTCGCATTAACGCTATATTAGTTAATGCCTGCGTATCTCGACCAAATTGCACTTCCCCCGTCAATGCGGGTGAAAACATATTTTCAAAAATATCTATTCGATTAACGTAGGTACGTACGTCATCTAATATTTGTTTAATTCTCTTTTCGTCGTCTGTCTTTGGATTTATAAAAAACGGCGAAAGAATTTGCAATCGATCAACACTGACGGCTTTATCGGTTGCAGTCGGCATTGTTTACCGCCCCATCACTCGATCAAATTGTTGCAAAAACAATTGAAATGTATCAGGCAATAGTCTTTTAATGTCGCGACGCTTGTCATTCAACATTTCTTCATGTTCATACACCGATACTTGACGTCGCTCACCTTCTGGAATGGTTGAATGTAACGTCGCATCAATTACTAGCTCTTGCTCCGTATCCGGATTTTTCCACAAATACTCATAAACTGTATTGCCACTTTGTTGAACACCGTTTCTAAGGCCAGGTACAGATTCATATTTTCTAGCCATATAATCATGAAATTCTAAATTTGTTAACGGCCAATCGTACAAATCGTGCATATTATTAGAGAGCATGACAACCCATGAATATTGCGAGTCTTTATACCATTGTGCGGCTAATAGGTCAGCACGATCTCTGTCCTGTATTTTGTACCACTCATACGCACCCAACTCAGTAGTTGCTTGTAACCGCACCGTCATATTAGGCACAGTACGAAAAATCTCTTGCGGCAATCCGTTTTGAATTTCCGTGGTACGATAAGAACATGTTGGGAAATATTGAAAGTATCGCATATGAATTAATTAGAAGCGAAAACGCATCGTGGCTCTGCCGGCGCCAGAGTCTAACCGGCCACTTTCCTGGCCGGACTGGTGGCTGGTTAATAAAATTCTGTCTCGGGACAATAATACCATTTCTTTAAACTTCATTGCAATGGTAATTTTAGCGGGAAACTGTTGACCACTGTCTGTAAGTTTAAACAATTTTGGTGTATCGGCTCCACCGCTATAATCCACATCAAACGATTCAAGTACTGAAGGCATCAAAGTAAACGTTGTGCTTTGAATCGAATGTGTAATCTGGAACTCATAGGGAAAATCAAAATACGCGCCCGGCCCGGCCAGAGCGCCACTGCCAGGGCGCGGATGCATGGCATATTTAAACACTTGAATTATCTCATCAATCGTTTCCGACTCTTTTAAATTTCTAGGCATAAACGTATACGAAAAGTTATGTTCACGAAAACTGACATTTTGAAAAACATTTTCTGAATACGGATTATCCGCCTGTCCCATCGCGATATTTAATAGTTGTTTATCACTATTCGCCGCCTCAAGCGCCGCACCGACCAAGGCCATGGTGGCCTGTTTGGCCACACTACCCGCCCCCTGCCCCAATTTCTGAATGCCGCTCAGCGCGCCGCCGAAATCGCCTTGGCCAAAGCTTGTAACAGCGCCCATCACACTGTCGATAGTAGAACCTATTGCTTGACCAAGCTCAATTTTGCTGTACTCCGCAGAGTAATTTGTTTTAAGTGCACTGCTCGGAGTAGGAAGAGCGATTGTAAATTCCGGTGGTGGTAAGTTAGTAAATAACCTGTCTGGGTCCACCGCGGTGGTCGAATACATTCCTGCTGTGCCAGTACTTCGTTTATATGGCATAAACAATGTAAATGGAATAGTAGCAAATCCTGAAACGAAACCCCGCTCCGGTGTTGTGCCACCTAATCCCGGCGGAAATACCAGCAAACCTCCCCCGAGTCGGACGAGACCGATCTGCTGCATTGCTTTGTTTTGGTAGTCTTTGAGCTGCCTGAAAATATTATTACCATCAGCCATGATGTCCTCTAAATATAGAGTAAAGATCTTCTACGTGTATATATGGCATTAAAAGGACGCTTTTTTCCGCGCAACCCAAGTAAGTATTTAGGGAATCCGAATAACATTATCTTTCGGAGTGCCTGGGAGCGCACGTTTATGGAGTATTGTGATACTCATACAGATATTCTTCAGTGGGCGTCGGAAGAGTTTGTTGTGCCCTACTATTTTATGGGTGACAGTCGATGGCATCGTTACTATCCCGACTTCATTATCAACGTACGCACCAAGACAACCGAAAAACAAACGTGGATGGTTGAAATTAAACCATCAGCGCAAGTACAGTCTCCTGTAAATAAACGCTACACCAACAAACGTCGACAGCTTCGTGAAACTATTGAGTATGCGAAAAATCAAGCCAAGTGGACAGCTGCCAAATCATTCTGCTCAAATAAGGGATGGAAGTTTGTCGTGCTAACTGAAAAGGAACTATATCCCAATGCCCGATAGCTTTCTTGATCTGCTCATTCAGCATTATTTACGCGGAGAGCGCAATAGCCCATCCCTTCGAGGTCAACTCCATGAGACTCCACCGGCGACGATTGGGCGCGACGCCACAACCGCTAAACCGTCGCTCCAAGGTCAACCTCATAAAACTCCACCGGCAATGATTGGACGCATGGCTAAGACTGTTAAACCACTTCCAAATCAGCTTGGAGTATCGATCATTCCGATGATTGACATAATGGGTAATAAGACATCAATCAAAACAAGTGATAATGCGGTGCTGTGGGCACAAAACACCACACAAGTATTAGGGCGAATCGACCCCGAAGATCAGACAGATATTGTAGAACGATATGGCAACTTTAAAAGCATGTTTGTGGATGCACAGCGTATGATTCCTGGCATGTTTTACACATTTAATTATCGAGCAACCACAGTCAAACATTACGATAGATTTCCCGTAATACTGGTGCTTGATCGCACTCCAAACAGCATTTTAGGTATGAACTTTCATTATTTGCCACCCAAACTACGTTTTGCCCTGTTTGAATCCATGATGCCATTGATTGTACCATTACCTGTATTTCAATTAAGTCGTATTTTGTTAACCTATAAAACGTTTAAGCGTCGGCGAATGCTTGGAAAACTTCCAACCATCAAACGCTATACCCCCGCAAATATTCGTGGTCGCGCTGCGTTTATTTCTCCGCTCGAATGGGCAGTCGCACTCGCGTATCCCAGTGAACGGTTTATCGAAACAACACCAATAACGATCTGGGCGGAAAGCCGTCGAAGGCTTTACTAAATACTTATTGCAATGCCTAACAGTAATATTTTTAATCCGCAAGAATTTTTTGAAAACACTGCATATTATGCTAGTCAGGGTCGAGGTTTATTCACACTGACTAAGAAGCCACATGTATTAGAAAATATTACGGCCGCGGCGGGGACTCCGGTTGCAAACCGCCGCAACGCAGTTAATATGGGATGGGAGTTGCTATCAAAAGGAATAATGGCCAAATCAATTAGCGTAGCAGGATATAATTTAGCTACATTTGAAGAATTTAGTTATATCGGGCCCACACGTAAACATCCACATACACAAATATTTGGGCCCATGACTGTTGAATTTTTCCTTATGGGAACATCCCGCCAGCAGGCCGCAGCAATTTACCATACATTTTTGACGTGGCAAGAAGCAATTGCGGGTGCTCGATTTTCATCAACAGAGGTAGACAGAGGAGCACGGTCGGACTCTACATTCTTCGCGATTGAATACTACGATAATTATGTCTCCGAAGCTGAGGTTAAAATTTATAGCCCACAAAGTGCCCCGAATGATACCCCGACTCCGGTAATTCGGAATATATACCGAGAGATTTATCCGCAAGCATTAGGTGGCCTCTCAGTGTCGTGGGAAAACAGCGACACACCATTAACTTTATCTGTTACGTTTGAATACTTCCATACCAACTCGCTTTAACGTTTAACCTTGAGGTGAATTATGAAATTACCCGTGCTCGATACGTATGCTTTTCCAATAACACTTCCATCTAATGGCAAAACAATTACTATGCGACCATATTTGGTGCGCGAAGAAAAATTGTTGTTAATGGCACAAGAATCAGAAAACTATGACGATCAAGTAGAAGCCATTGCGCAAATCATTCGTAATTGCACTAATGATCAAGTAAATCCACGACATGTGCCATATTTTGATATTGAATATCTGTTAATACAGCTTCGTGCTCGGAGTGTCGGAGAAACCGCGACACCCGTCTACGTGTGTCATAATAAACCAAACGGAGATGATGTAGAATGTGGGCACCGCACTAATGTGCCTATCAATCTAACTGAAATTTCTGTGACTGGATTAGACCAGCCTAAAGAAAAATTTCTACTAAAACTTTCAGATCAATACATTCTTCGTCTTCGATACCCTACTGTATATACTATTCATCGACTTGTCATGAATGCAATGCAGGACGGACAAATTAATTCACAACCGTTTATGGAGGCGGTTTGTGATGTATTTGATACGCTTGAAGATAACGAAACAGGACAGTCGTATGTGTTTGCGGAATATACCACCGAAGAAAAAATGCAATTTTTGGAATCACTTTCTACACGTAACTTTGAGGAACTGATAGAGTTTCTTGATGAATTACCCACCGTGCAAAAAACCATCAGTTTCACCTGCGAGGGGTGCAAGTTTCAACATAACATTGAATTATCAGGAGTTGTGGATTTTTTAGACTAATAGCAAGATACGATACGCTCTTCAACCATTACCAGACTATTTTTACACTGATGCAGGAGCATCACTGGTCATGGGGAGATATCCAAAATATGATTCCTTTTGAACGGGACATATATGTCATCTTGCTAAGACAATGGGTCGATAAGAAAAACGAGGAAAATGCTCGATTACGACAATCTCAATAAATATCCAATATGGCAAATAAAAAGAACCCAGACATCGCAGCCAAATTCGCCAAATTGAAAAAACCCTCGTCCGGCAAGCAGATGGCCACAGATCCAAATGTGGCAATCAACCAACAGGCAAAAAAGCGAGAAAAGGAACGCGCCAAAGCGTCAGAGAATGTCGGAGGCTGGAAACGGCGTGTTGAAGCACCACGCCTCAACGCCATTCGTGATTTGTCTGATAAACAAGCTGATCGATTAGTTGGTGCTATTGAAAAAGAAGAACGAGCAATTGCAGAAGTTTTAACTGAGCTGGACAAGCGCGGAGAAAAAGACGCTGTTCGTCTAGTCGATTTTTATCGGGAAAAACTACAAACAATATATTATAGCTCTTTTAAAGATAGCGATGCTTTTTTTGGTGGAAACAAACCACTTGAAAAAGAATATTTGCCAAAGGTTAACTTCTATATTAATGCAATAAAAAAAGATGAAATCTTAATAGCAGCCAAAGAAACTGTCATTGGTGTAGGCACATTCAAAAAAGTTGATGCGATTACACCGTTGCTAGCATTAGCAGAAAAAATAAAACTAAAACTTATCGAGCGCAGCAGTCTTAGTGGAAAATTAAAGGCGACTGCCAGTGGGCTTTTTGGAAGCGATATTGGGGCGAGCATACTAGCCGGTGCTGCAACGAAGAGCCCGTTCGTTGCGCTAGCTGTATATGCATTTAAAAATAGATCCACAGCGAAAAATCAAAGAATCAGAGAAGCGGAGGCTGACGAAGCGCAAAAAGAGCTTGAACGTGAACGCGCTGGGCCGACAGCGGAAGAATCGAAACCGTCGCCGCTACAAAATGCAATGTCATCACTCGTCGACGATGAGGACAGCCTACTGCCTGAAACGGATGAACCGTCCGCACCAGAATCTGCACCAGAAGATGATAAACAACTAACGTTGCCTGGAATGGATACGCCAGAAGAACCAGAAGATGATAAACAACTAACGCCGCCTGGAATGGATACGCCAGAAGAACCAGAAGGTGAGGAACAACTAGCGCTGCCTGGAATGGATGCACCGCCCACAGCACCATCTGCCCCGGCGCCGACACCGGCGCCCGAGGCCGCACCAGAGTCACCAACAGCTACACCGGAGTCATCGAAAAAAGATGACGAGTTAGGTGGGGTCGGTGGACAAATTGTTAGCATTCTAAAACAACACACAGGATTGCTTAAAACAATTGCGGGTACGAGTACCAAACAACTCAAAATGCAAGAAGACTACTACGCAAAACTACTGGCCAATGCGGAAGAAGGACGACTCGAAACAGGAGACTCAAAACCGACCGCAACAAAAGCTGGTGACGGTGACGGCGACGACAAAGACGACAAAAAAGGTGGCGGACTGTTCGGTATGCTGGGAAATATGATAATGCGTCAGCTAATGGGTAAGCTCGGGCCCGTCATCTCCCTCATTACCCGTGCTGGTGGTTTTCTTGCAGGAGGTCTGCGAGCCGGTGCCGGTCTTCTCTCTGGGGCGCGGCGAGCCGGTGCTGGTCTCATTCGGGGCGGGGTGTCACTCGCACGAAGCGGTATCAGTGCCGGCATGACGGCTGCACGGGGCGTAGCAACCGCTGGTGCCACTAAAGTCGCAAGTTTTGCACAAAGCGGTATGGCAGCTGCACGAGCCAACGTAGCCACTAAAGTAGGCGCCATTTCAAATTTTGTACGAGGCGGTGCTGGTGGTGCGGCCAAGGCCGCTGCGGCCAAGGGAGGAATAAAAGCATTTGTTAGAAAATTTGTTCCTAAAGCAATTGCAAAA